GTACAGGAGTTCCGAGAACTTGGTCCGGAGCCGGTGGACGAACTTGGCGAACCGGACCTCGTCACGGCTGATCTCGCTCGCACGCCCGAGCATGAACTGCTTGTCCTGCTCAAGGCGACCCGGCGGGACAGACAGGGCACGATAGAGTTTCTTCTGAAAGTACACGATGTCCGTCAACTCGCCGAGGTTCGCACCACCGGTGAGGGTCTGGATTTCGGTTCCTCTTGAACCTTCGCGACGGGGCAACCAGTAGTCCTCAAGCATGGACATGAACTTGCGGTCATCTCGCACCTCTCCCGTGGAAGCGTCGTATACGAGCCGATTGCGGTACTTGCCCATGAGGTCTTTCACATACTGCTCCGCCTTGGTCTTCGGCAGGTTACCGACATCTATGTAAAAGATGCGGCGTTCAGGTGCTCGGCTGATGCGGTAGATGACCACGGCATCCTCAAGCATCCGCAACTGATTCAGGGGCTTGATGGCCTTGTGGAGGAAGCCGACCGTCCGCTTGTAGCGGGTGTCCATCAGACCCGACGAGCAGAACGCGATCGCGTCCTCGCTGATCTTGATGCCCGACGGATTGCCACCCGAACGGGGATTGTCCTTGTTGTACAGGTAGAAGTCCGTGTAGCCGGAGATGACCTTGGTCCCGTTGGGAAGGGTCTCCTTCTTGTACTCACGGATCTTCTGGATGTTCATCGGGTCCACATACCGCAACTCAAGGATGCCCTTTTGTGGGTTGTCCTCGTCAATGATGAGGTGGAAGAATATCTTGCCGTCCACATACCAGCGGCGGAAGATCTCGGAACCCTTGGTCTCAAACTGCATGACCCGTAGCAGGTTCCGGAACTCATCGTGGATGCGTTCCTTCACCGTCTCCGTGGATTTCATGCGATCCATCTGAATCTTGACGGGTGCCTTGTTTTCACCCATGATGATGGACTCGTTGACGATGTCATCAATGGCGACTTCCACGATGGGGTCTTGCGCCATCTCACGGTACTTCATCGTCAGTTCAAAGTCGTTCCGGACCGTGCCGTCCAGATCAACATACTGTCCGTAGAAACCACCCGCCTCAACAGGGATAGCACCGTCATCAAATGTCGGAACGACAAATGATTTCAGGTCTTTCGCCTGCTTCTTCTCCTTCTTACTTCGCTCAAGGCGAAAGCCAAAGAACTCGGCCATTATGTAGATACCTCATGGTTGGGGGTCAGGTGGTCGTGCCATCAATCTCAAAGTACTGATAGGCAATGGTGACATCAAAGGTGGACGGCTCGGACTGTGCCGCCATGTCAAGGGTCACATCACCGAAGGTTGAAGGCCAGCATCCCACCAACTTATAGGTAGTGATGGGATTGCCCTCGCGGGTGAGAGGAGTGACCGTCCAGTCGGTCATGAACTGGTTCATCGCGTTCGGACCGACATTGCTGCGGTTGGTGTTGATGAGGTTCATCCACGACTCAAACGCCTTGCGAAGACCATATGACCCGTCGTTATAGCAGGTCACCGACCAGTCGGCGAACGAGCGGTCACCCGGATACTTGAACTGGCGACCCATGTACATGGCGTTGTTGATGTTGATGGTGGATACCGGCAACTTGGATGCCTTGCAGAGGAACGACACCTGAGCACTCGGATTTCCACCACCCGCAGCGGCTGCTACGGCATTGATGGCACCCGACACAGCCCCGCCGAAAAGTGCTCCGGCGACGGCAGCGGCTCCCTGAATGGAACTGGTGTTCGCACCGGGGAAGTTCCCCTGAATGAGGAAGAGGTTGTTGCGGGCCAGACCGTTGATGAGGTTGGCTCTGAAAGCGTCAATGCTGAACTGTGACATGTGCTAGGACTCCTTTTACCGTATTTAGAGGGCTTCCTGCATGACGAATCAGGCACCCACCTCGCTGAACGACACGCCGGTCTTGGTGGCGATGAAGTTCAACTGGATGAAGTTGATGCTGCGGGTCGGCTTGATGTAGATGTCCGCAACGAAACGGTTGCTGTCAATGACGGTCGGGGTGTTGTTCTTCTCGTCACAGACAACCTTGTACTCAAAGATGCCCCGACGAGCCTGAATGTCGCGGAGGAACGGATCCACCAGCGAGCGGAACTGTGCCCGAGTGAAGGCATCATTGAACTCAAAGAGGCTGTACTTGGCAGCGGTCGCGATTGCCTTCTCAAGCACGATGAAGAGCCTGCGGACATTGATGCGGTCAAACGCCGAGGGCTTGGTCTGGGCGGTCTTGTCTCCATAGAGGACCGTTCCCTCGCCGGGGAAGGTGACCACGGGGTTGATGTTGTTCTTGTACAACTCGTCCCGTGCCGACTGCCGTGGGTTGTAGGCCAACTTGACCACGCCACGGACCTGACCGCGGTTGAACCCAGCCGGTGACCACCACGGGTCAAAGTTCACATCCGAACGGACGGCAATGCCTGCGATGTCGCCGTTCAGCGGGATCCAGCGATAGGTGTCGTTGTAGATGTCGTACTGATACTTGTAACCGCTATCAATCAAGGTGTACGACGAGGAACCGATGGAGTTGCGGTAGGTCAGGCAGCGGTCCAACTTCTTCTGCTCGGTCTCAAGGGGATCCTTGACGGGGCAGGAGAGGAAGAGGACGCAGTCCTTGCGAGCATCGGCGATGTCCTTGAGGGATGATCCGACCCATTCTGTGTTGGTCGCGGTGCTGATGCTTGCAACCGGCTCCGGTCCACCGATGAGAAGGTTGACATCCACGGTGTCGGAATCTCGGAAAAGGTAGTATCCTTCCTCGCCTTCGGCTGCATCCTGACCGAGGACGATGTCCTTGTAATCGGGAGTGAATCCGGCGGTGAATCCATCGTTGCCGTTCGCCATGATGTAGACACCAACGCCGAAAGAGGTATTCGTGCCGGTGGCAGAAACCGTGGTGAAGGAACTGGTGTTCCATGCCGTAATGCCGCCATTCTGATGGAACTGTGCTCCGGTCGCTCCCGTGAAGATGTCACGGTAAGTGTTGCCGGTGCGTGCCGGAGCGAGGATGTAGGCCGAGTTGGCGTTGATCTTGTCGCGATAGTTCAGGCTGTTGCCCAACGAGTCCGTGAGGTTGTCCACGATGGACAGTCCGGCGAACTTCTCAAGGACGGTGCCCTTTGAACCAGAGAACAAGCCCTTGCGGTCAATCACCACCATGTGGAACTCGTCTCCCGTTCCTCCGAGGTCGGTGACCACGGTGGAGGAGCCGGGATTGGCATCAAACTGGTTGATATAGGTCCAGTTGTTGAAGTTGGTGCCATAAGCGGTCAGTCCGCCCATGGTCGCACCGGCAGGAGCGGTCAACCCGACAAGGGTGCCGGAACCGCAAACCTGAACCTCAAGGCTGTTGCCGAGCGAACCGGGATACTTGGCGACGAAGCCACCGACCGTTGCGGCTGCTTTGCTGTCGTTGTAGTCATCGTTGGGGATGTAGCAATCGGCTGCTGTCTTGCCTGCCGGATTGGCATTCGCCATGTCCCCGACCTTGCAACGGACCACCTGAAGGTTGTTGCCGTAGCCGAGGAAGTTGGCAGCACAGAACCACCACTCGGCGCAGTTATCGTCGGGGGTTCCATAGAGGGAGACGAGGTTGTTCTCCGAGTCAACGAGGACTCGCTTGTTGACCGGACCCCAGTTGAAGACACCCGCGAAGCCTGCACGGGTCGTTGCGACCGCAGGGACAATCGTGGTAAGATCCTTTTCCGTGACATTTACGCCGGGCGAGAGTTGGAATGCCATTGCTCAATCTCCTTGAAGTATGGATAGACGAGTGTATTTATCATTGCCCACTTTCAGAGAATCTCGTCGGCATCGTCCATCCACGACCGGTCCCTTCTTCTGGACCTTTCCGACACTTCCCTCTCCCTAGCCAGTTCCTTGGAGGCTTCCTCAAAATCATCATCGGCTCCCCCGAAGAAGCCGAAGGGGGTCAACTCGTCCTCCAGTTTCCGCAGTTTCTCCTCAAAAAGCCGCTTGCGGACATCAAGGCTGACCAGTTCCTTGAAGTACTCCTGCGTGGTCAGCCAGCCGAACATGATGAGGGTCGCCATCAGGTCGTCGTTGTAGCCCTCGCTCGCCTCGTACGAGCCGGACTTGAGGATGTAGGTGCTGAGTTCGGCAATGATGTCAAAGTCGTTGAGGATGATCTTGTCGGTCTCCACCATCTCCTTGAACACGGCACAGCCCATCTTCTTGACCTGACTGCTCATCTTGATGCCGCTGTGAATCCTTCCTCCCCCGAATCCCTCTCCGACCTTCTGCCCCTTCTTGCCTTTGATGGAGATGCTGATTACATTGTCATACTCCAACTCATCCTTGAGAATGTCGGCAACTTGCTGTCCGGTGTCATTGATCTCCACAAGCACATATGCTTCGTTATACTTACTGACCACCGACCGGATCAGGTTGGGGAGGATGGGCGACGGGAGGGTATTGTTGCGATATCTTGCCACCACCCGATAGGGAAGAGAGGTCACATCAACCACCGTCATGGCATGGTAGTCCAGCCCGATGGCACGGCTGGTGTCCACACAGGCGGTGTAGATGTGTCCGGGAATGGCTGTCTCATAGACCGCCAGCCCGTCCTCGCTCTCGCGCAGGGGTGTCTGGAAGACCAACGAGCCGATCTTGGACGGCTTGACCAGCGTCTCCTGCGAACCGAGGAACTGGCACTCATATTCCGAGATCCACTGCCGCTCGCTGGTATTGGCGATGGTCATCTGCTTGAACTTCTCGTCCCGTCCCGGAACCTGCCACCAGAATGCCTCTATGGGGACGAACTCGGACTTCTTGTTCTTGGCGTTGGTCCACATCTTGTAGAACATGTTCAGCCCGTTGGGGGTGGACACGATGACCGTCTTGGATGTCTGACCGGAGGTGATGGTCGGATAGACCGACGAGAAGAACTCCTCGGCGATCTGGTCGGGGACGAACGCGAACTCGTCAAGGAGCAGGAAGTTGTAGGACGAGCCACGGACGGCACTGGAGGAGGTTGACGAGCAGACGATGCTGGACCCGTTCTCCAGTTGCACGCTGGTCTTGTTCCACTCCACGATGCCCTGCTGGAGCCACTTGGGCAGGTTCTCGTAGGCGACCTTCACGCGGTCCATGATGCCCGTCGCCGTCTTCAACTTGTTGGCAAGAATGGCGGCTCGGTAGTTCGGGTTGAACAGGACGAGGTGGAGGATGCAGGCAAGGAGGACGGTGGTCTTGCCGCTCTGTCGGGGGATCTTGCAGATGGTGAAGCGGTTGTCAAACACCGACCGCATGATGTCCT